CAGAACCTTGTCGAGTTCCGTAATCCCGGAAGGCGCCACAGGGTAAAGAACCACGTCCCTGGATGTATTCAGAAAATGAGTGACCTTGAGTTCATCCCAAATACAATTGTCCGTCATCATGTTTCGCTGGACATCGTTCAGGAAAGCCAGGATCAGCTTCCCGTGTGTATCAGCAAAGGATACGGCTTGCGGCAGCCTGAGCCGTTTCTGGACTTCCTGAACGATCTGGAGCGCGTTCACGATTATCGACTCCTATCTGTGATGTACGGAAAAACCTGTCTCTCGATGGAGATCATTTCCCGGCCTTCGCCGTTTTCACGGTCCTTGTAGATGTAATCGACCTCAACGGCCTGGTCAAGGACCTCCAGGACGTACTCGGGAACATCAACCCACTCTCCTCGTTTGATCTGCCATCGCTTTCCGTTGAGACCAATGCAGACATCTCCGCGGCCTCCCGATCCCACTCCGGACGGGATCTTGATCCGGACCATCTTTGCTCCGGCTGCCCAATCCGGCTGCGGTTCCGGCGGCTTCTCGGAGGCGATCCCGGTCTTGTCCTCGATATGCGCCACCTTTGCATTGAGTTTTTCGTTCCTCCTCAAGATGGCGGCATTTGCCTCTGTAAGAGCGTCGACCTGTTCCTTGACGGCCTCAAGTTCCTCCTCTTTGGTCTTTGGAAGCACGGACGGAGCTTCAACGGCTTCGGGATAGAGCCGTTCATCCCGTCCTAATCCAAGTAGTTCATCTCCCGTTTTCTTCTCTTTGGACATAAATCAAGCCCTCCAATAAAGGTTAAAAGCTGGCCCTCCTGGTTTCCTCCGCATTGCCGTCATTTAAGCGAGGGCAATGTAATACATCACTTCTCCTGACACGTTAAGGTCTGTATCAGCGCCAATCGTGAAACCCTTGGACTCCACTCCAGCGGATCCGGCATACTCTGAAATCCCATTGGATGTGATCACGCTGGTCGTCCCGGCAGCCGCCTGTTTTACGGCGGAAGCAGCGGCCATGCCCTGAAACCATTTGGCTGTTACTAAGCCGCCTGACGCTACGTTCACGACTTCGACATATCTCGGGGTGAATCCGAGCACAACATTGATAGCAGCCCCGGTCCCGGTAACGGTCCCGGCTGCGACTTGATTTTCTCTCATGATTTTTCTCCTATGCTTGTTGGTTAAGGGGCGGGCGGTCCCGCCCCCTCTTGTTCAATCCTGCGAATTGATCAGCCTCCATTAACCGAGGGCTGCCGTCTCGATCCGATACATCCAGTTCTGGTTCAGGATTACCGCAGCGTGCCAGGTTTTCCAGCCTGCAGATCCTCTCTGAGCCAACGGGTCGGTGTCCGAAGCCCGGGGATTGTGGATCAGCGTGCTCACGGCATTTTTGCCGCCGAGAGGGACCAAACCGTAGGCGTCCCGGCCGAGAATTATGATCGGATAAACGTCCAGGTTGGTGTCGTTGTCCGTGATGTACCCGGTCGTTCCCTTCGCTGCGCCGGCATGCCCCCAGGGGATCATGTGGTTGTCGCAGACAAACCGGATCTCGTAAAACGACCCGACCTCGCCCTGCATGATCCCCTGCTGTGAGGGATACTTGTGGACAGGAGTAAACCCACTCAACCTGTCCAGATCCGGCTTCAGGTCCGTATGGCAGATCGCCACGTAGCAGGCAGGCACCGGGATCGTGGAAATGTTCGGTCCGGCCTGATGGATCTCCGTGATCTTCTTGGTCATTTGTGCGTCCATGAGGCGAACCACCCCTCGGAAGTTGTCGGCAGTGACGATACCCCGAACCTCAGCCCGTGTGGCTACCAGCGCACCAGCGGCGCCGATGCGGAGAACAAAGGTACCGGCCTTGAGCACATTGCATCGGAGCAGATCCACGGTATCCACTGCCTGGTCCCCGAGGATGTCCATGGATTCCCGGAGGACCGGGTCCTCATGGGTGTCCTGGATCACGTCCGTGGTCCGCATGAAGTCGCCATACTGCTTCACGGTCGCCGTGTAGTCGTCCGTGTTGAACACGCTTCCATCCGGGGACACGCCTTCAAGTAAGGGTACGGTCGCCTCTGGAAGCCGGTTGTATCTCCGGAATTTGATCGTCTGCGTCGCCTTTTTGGGGAGCATCCGCTGTTGCCCGAACTGGCCGGCGATGTTGTTGTACTTGGCCCTTTCTAGCAGGCGCCGGTCAGCATAAGCGTTGGTTCTCGGACTCAGTTCTAAATCCGTGTATTTGTTGATAGACATGTCTGGATCTCCTTATCGGAGCCGGACCTTACATCTTTGCGAACTCCTCGCTTGACAACGACCATATCCCGTCGACGTCCTCCCGCTTCGGGGTTTGCCGTGTCGGCGATTTGTTGCTCGGCTTTAAAGATCCGGCATCAATGATTGTTTTGTTTAGGCGCTTCTCTTCTTCGGTTCTCACGTCTGCGACCACTCCGGCTGCTTTTGCCTTTTTAAACTCGGTGATGGCGTGGGAGATGTCTCTCGGGTCATCGCTTTGCAGAGCGGCGAACCGCATGGCCGGAGGTTGGCCCTGCGCCCATGCCTCGAAGTTCGGATACTCTGCCTTCATGAGATCATCAAAATCGGAGTGGTCTTTCAGAATCTCCGGTTTGACATCGTTCTCCCATTTCTCTTTTGCCTTCTTCCGCTTTTCTTCTTCGGTATTCGACTGACTTTTGGCCTCGAAATCCCTGAGCTTTTTCCCCTGCTCCTCAACCATACCGGCGATCTTGTTCAGGGGGTCCTTGAGTTCCGGATAATCCTCGAACACGCCCGTATCCTCGATGCCCTTTTTGAGATCGAGGAAATCGGTATTCGCCTTATCTGACTTGTCCTGCTGCGCCTGGACCTGTGCCGCGGTCGCGTTCCCCTTCTTAAATTCGTTCACCATCCGCTCAAGCTCGATGTTTTCCTGTCTGAGCTTGGTCGCGTAGGATTGCGTGTCTTTCAACGCCTTCCTGAGCGGTTCAATCGGGTTTTCGTCTCCGGCCTCGGGTTTCTCCGGGGTAATCGGATTTGGAACCTTCTCACCGCCGTCCATGGGGTTTGGATCTTTGGCCTCGGGTTGTGCAGCAGCCTTGCCGAGCTCGTCAAACGTCTGGTTGTATTCTTCTTCGGCCTTTTTTTCTTTTTCTCCGGGAGTCAGTTCTTTGTCTGCCATTTCAAACCTCCGTTGTGGGTCCATTGCTGGATAATCCACCTTGTTTTTGTGGGTCTCTTCAACGGATAGTCCTTCCGGATCCGCATCCGAGGTAGTCCACCTTATTGAATTCCGGCCTTCTCATTGATAAAGCCGGCAATATCCTCAAGCGCTCCCTTTGCGCCCTGAGCCCGGTAGATCCGGACTATGTTTTCCTCTTCTACGAGGATCTGGGCGCTTTGTTTCTTCTTCTCCTCGATATACTCAAGCAATTCGATAAACGCCGGGTAGGCCATTAACTGTCTCATCGCCGGCCTCCGGGTGGCAGCGCCGACGCCGCAGGGGGTTCAGCGGGAGGGCCGATCGCCTCTCCCCCTCCGGCCATGGCGTCTTGCGCCAATTTCATCAATATCTTCTCAACCTCTTCCTTCGGACGGATACATTTCTGCAGGTTCAGGAGTTTTGCGAGTTCACGCATGAGTTCCGGTCTGTCCACAAAGATAGCGTCCTGGGGATTCTTGCCGGTGATTTGGAAGAATTGAGCGACACGCTCCTGCATGACCTCCTTCGCCATGAGGGATGCCGCTCCGGTCGCACGGACCCGGAAGAGGCCACGGGCCCCCTGGGTGGTCTGCATGAACCAATCGGCCATATCCTCGACGATCGGCTCGATCCAGTAATCGTCTATATTTTTAACCACCGCTTTAAGATTGATGTTTGCCTGGGTCATAAGCATGGACATGCCCGCGGCCGTTTTGTTTAAGAATGAGTCCTGTTGGCCGGAACTATATTTCGGGATTCCGGTCTCTTCATCTGAGAACCGCTCAAACATCTCCATGAGTTCAACAAGTCCGCGTGTAATATCCTTGAACAAAATCTCGTCAATGGCATCTTTCGGAGCATAGTTCCCCTTGAGATACCAGACCTTGCGGGGGTAAATGCGAAGGTCCTTGGTCAGTTTGGTGTCGATTCGTTCCCTGTTCACGGCAATCATCCCGGACCCGGAAAGGGCCTTGTTGTCGATGATCAGCCGCGCAGAAGAATTGACCATCTTCTGAGAATCCCGCATCATCCTAGGTACGCCGATCCCGTAAATCCGGTGAGGGACCTTCTTGTACGGACAAACCTTGAACGGACTTTTCCCGGCCAGAGGATGAAATGTCGCCTTGATCACCCGATTGCCGGCGAGAACAACCAGAACCGGAGTATCCGGGGAATCGTCATTCGGGACTTCAATCCCGGCGTTGACGGCTATCTCGGTCGGGACAGTCCCCCATCCCTCGGCTACGCCGATCCGCTTATCCTTCTCAAATGATTCGCCGATATATTTATTCCCGAGGATTGTGGCGGTAAAATCCTTGTCGTCAGCCCGGTCGTCGATCAGGTTCGACATCTCGATAATGGTCTCTTTATCGTATCCGGGCTGATAAGCCAGAGTGCGAAACGCATGAGGAGCCATTCTCTCGTAATGAAATTCAAAGGCCGATTCGCCTGGACGGGCGTTGACATCACAGTAATAACTCCACAACGGCAAAGGCTCGACGTTCGCCAGGATTTTTGTTATGGTCTCAAGAGTGAACGGAGGACCGCCTACGTCCCTGGCCGGCATCCCCTGAATCATCCTTCTCCTGGGCAATACCTGTTTTACAATCTCGATAATCGGCGACTTGAATACGGCCGTGCCGAGGATGCAAAGATCCAGGCTTGCGCTGTCGAATTTCTCCTGAAGGCGGATCTCACGGAAATGCTGAATGAGGCGTTTTTTAAGTGCGTCACGTAATTTTTCCATCTGGTCGGCGGGGATACCCACAATATCCTCGCCGATATACTCAAGATCAAATGGGACATCATTCGCCGATTCAGCGGGGAAAAGGGAGTCCTGAATCTTGCTGTGTGCCGTATTCGTCTTGAGCGCCGTCAGCTTGATAAAAATCTTCGACCGGCCGGCGCTCCCCTCAGTGACAGGAAACCAATTCGCATTTTTCTGGTATTGGCCGAGGAAGTTGTACCAATCCTCTTCCCACTCCTCCTCGAACGGCTGACGGTTGATCACATATTCATCGAAGAACCGCTTCGTATAATTATAAAGATCCATCTCGGCAGGAGAGTAAATGCCGGTCCGCCGGCCCTCAGCCTGTGCCGTACCTTCGGTTCTCAATAACCTACCTCCACGTCAAGAGGCCTGGTGTCAACCTGGTCCTGCTGCTGTGCCATCTCAAACCATCCGTCATTGCCTCTGTATTCCGAAACAGGAAGCGCAAAAGTAAGATTGTGCGCGTCTGCCTTGTTCGGGCTTTTCAATCCCCGCTTCTTCATGTTTTCTTTTTTCTCAACGAGGATCTTCCCGTCGCTTGAAAATCCGTAAGTCGGGGTCGTCAATTCCCCGATTAATTCCCCATCCTCGTTGTCCCATAAGAAGCCCCGGCGCTGCTCCAGCCAATCCCGCATCTTTCCCCAAAGCTCGTCCCGAAGCCGGTGGTATTTCGCAGGCTCGGTCGAAGGGGTCTCGGACACATTTACGGCCATGACGTTAAAACCCAATTCCTTCAGCCGATCATGAACTCCGGCGCCGATTCCGATCACGTCCACGAATATCTGGACCGCCTTCTCCTTGTTCGCCAGGTTAGCTACGAAACCGGCGACCTCCATGGTGTTCTTTTGCCGCAAGACGTGATAAGGCAGGAAACCGTCACCCTGCCGGACGGCTATTACCGTCTCATCATCCCCGTACCTGGCCGGATCCACTCCGATTATCTTCTTCGCCTGGGGATCAAAAACGAAATCCCGAATCCTCGCCGCATTAGCCCAATCGTAGGGAATAAAAACGTCATCCTCTTGTTTCGGGAATAACCCCAAAACACGAACCCGGTAGATGCTCGACTCCTTGCCATACCGCTTCTCAATCTTTTTCGGATACCCTTTCGGAGCCCAAGTCGACTCAAGGCAATTCCACCGATCGACATAATCGTAAGAAGCTTTGTCTCTGTGGTGGGATAAATAAAAGGTCCCGCTAAGCCGGGTTCCGTTGGAGATCATGAAATTCAACGTCTCAATCGTGCCCGTGGTCCCGACTAAAATCTCATGGTTCTCGTCCGGTATTCCGCTTGCTTCATCCCGAATTACAAAAACATACTCAGCATGTCTACCGGCCAAAGCCTCGGGATTCTCTTTTGTGGAAGTAATCGACGTGGCGAACCACTCCTCGGGATGGTTTTTGTGGAATATCTTCTCTTTCGTCCATTGGAATTGGACGCGGAAGACCGGATTCATGTGCCGCAGCCACTTCGCAAACTCGCTCCACAGAACATCATAAAGCTGGTGCTTGGACGGCGCCGTGCAGACAACCTTCGGCATCCACCTGGTGCTCAAATAATGCAGACCCAACCCGGACGCAACAGCATCCTTGCCGCAGCCATGGCCGGAAACTATACTCACATCTCTGGCCCCTTCATCAAAAGCCTTCAGCACCCGGTCCTGCTGCCGATCCGGGGTCATGTGCAAAATTTCCGGAAAGAAAGCCCGACGGTTGTCGTAGTAATACTCGATCATGTCGAGAAGCTTCTGAGATTGGTGCATTATACCCCCAAAGAACTTCGATCCTAAAAAAGCGCCGCCTTCTTTTCGATCGGAACCACCTTCCCGCTCTCCTCAGCCTTCTTGCGCTCCCGATATTCCTTCGCCTTCCGCCTCTCCTCCCGCCTATTGTGCGCCTCCTCAATCGCCGCCTCAAGATCGACCTCGGGTACGCCGGCATCCCCCATGTCCTTCACGTCCGGCATGACCTTCGACGCATATAGCTTCAACGCCTGAACCCGGACCTGAGCCGGAATGGTCTTTTCTACCACCAATCCGTCCTTGGTAACATGCTCATCCTTCAACCGGCCATGAATAATGTCCTCCAAAACGTCCAGCGCCGTCGGCATCCCCTTGAGAATCCGGTCCTGATCACGCTTACTTAAAATTTTTGCAGATTTTTTTGCCGACATAACTCACCACAAAAAAAGGGGACCCGTACCGTTAAGTACGAAGTCCCCTTCCAGAAAGGAGGATTGCCCCGTGTTGCCTGTATTTTGTGCACTTAGATCATCCGCCCGGCCCCCCAAACGAATAATGAACCACTATGGCTTGTGCTCACGAAGATACCGCCATCTATTCCCGTTGTCAACAAAAAACTTTGTCAGCAATGTTCCACGGGGCCGGCATGGAAAATAAAAAAGCGGCCTCATGTGAGACGGCGGGAAAAGCGGCGGTGGGACTCTATCCTGGCGGGAGGGGGCCCCAGGTGGGGGGGGTATGCACGACACCCCGGCACCCCGGATCTGAGAGGAAAAACCAAGGCTCAGAGCGGCGAGGCGAATCCCCACCGGACACGCAGCGGACCTCTGCGATCACGGCAGATGGCGGATGCGGCAAGGCAAATCCCCACCATGCATCATGTTGATAATAAAGCACAATATCGGATAATAGCGTTTTGTGAATTAATTTCTATGTTAACATAATATCGGTTATCGGACGTTGCTGTTTTTCCCTATCTATTTGATATTGCTTATCAATCAGGCTTTTAGATA